GAAGCAATTAGTGTTGACAGAGAAATGGTAGACATAGGAGATGTTGCAAATTATGGTGCTGGTGGCTCAACTAGTGTAAGCCAGCCTTTTAAAATTGAAAAATATACATCCATTAACGGCACAAAGTATAGTAATTCAACTGCTGAGAGTCTCATGCGCGCACAATCAAATCAAGATCTTAGAATTTCAGATGTTTTTCCGGGTACCCTTAAATTAATTGAAACTCCTGAAAGTCCGGGTTCCCCATCACGAGTTGTTGGAATTGAAGGTAATATTGGCGTACGCCATGGCTTAGTTTTTTACTACAACGATAAAATTATTACTACTGTTGAAGTTGATGCATTAGATTTTAAAATAAGTCAATTTCAAACTGTGCAAGCGAACAGTAAGTTGTTACATTGCTTAGTACAAAATTTGTTAAATGATCCAAAATATAAATTATTAACAAGTTATATTTTCTCATTCAAGAAAGTAACATCTACATTAGCGATTTATAACGATTTAGCGTTTTTAGCATCTGTCGGAGAAGTTACAACTGGGAAGGGAGATTACAATAGAAGAGTAAATGCTAACAAAAGTGGCAATTCATTTTTTCCATGGAACAATCCTTTAAGTATTAAAAATCCCGATGATTGGGGAGATAACGCAAAACATGTGAATGTTAAAGCTAAACCGGGCTCTCGTGCTTATATTTCAACAGAAACAACAACAGAAACTTTTCCAATTACTGACGCTCAAAGAGAGGCTGCAGGTCTTCCTGACTTTTTCGATGATGATATAGAAGTTGACAGAGAAGTTTTTATTCCACAAGAATCATTTGTAACTGGAAATGAAGGCTGGACACACGCTAAAGATAGACCTAATTTTACACCATTTACGCTACACTGGGACGAGTGGGATAGAGTTTTACTTAGAAATTCTAAGGGAATGATTAAAAGAATGTTTAAAAAGCTTTACTACTCCTCTACCTCAAAACCGGGTGAGGGCGATGATTTTAACTCAGCTAAAATGACGTTGAAAAATCTTAAAAAGAGGCTTTTCCCAACTCCCGGTGCTGGTCTCCTGCCATGGTATAAGAGAAGAAAATTACGAGATAACCCTATGGATGCTAACGGAAATATGTGTGATGGACCAGATCTTGGTTAATAATAAAATTATTACGCACATATTTACTAAAAGATTATGTCTAGTTTAAACGTTAAATTACCAATTACCAGAAACGATGTTGATGGTTTCACAATGATCAAAGATTTAAAATCACTCTTAAATCAAAATTTAAAAATGATTATTTTAACCAATCCCGGTGAAAGAGTTATGGATCCAAACTTTGGAGTTGGAATTAATGCATATTTATTTGAAAATTTTAATAACTCGATTTACACAGATATCAGAAATAGAATTTTAGAACAAGTATCAGTATATTTACCTGTTATCACAATTGATTCAATTACTTTTGATGGAAGCAAGGAAGAACAAAATCTTTTAGGTATTTCAATTTCATATTCAATACCTAGTATTGGTGTAAAAGATTTATTAGAATTCACTATTTAATGAAGAGGGATATAAATGAGCGATAATCAAAAGAAAATAATTCCAATTAATTATACAAATCGAGACTTTACATCAATAAAGAAAGATTTATTAGATATCGCTGAAAGACTTTACCCGGATTCATTTCAAGATTTTAGTGATGCAGCTTTTTCATCACTCATGTTAGATGCAGTAGCGTATGTTGGTGATCAACTTTCATTTTACTTAGACTACAATGTTAATGAATCATTTTTAGATACATCATATCAATATAACAATATTCTTAGACATGGTAAAAGTTTAGGATTCAAATTCACCGGCCGACCTTCAACCTATGGAAAAGCAGCCATTTACATTAGATTACCCGCAACAGGAGTTGGACTTGGAATTAATAGAAATTACGCGCCGATTCTTAAAGCTGGGACACAATTTAAAAGTTCCACGGGCTTAAATTTTACATTGGTAGATAATATAGACTTTTCAGACAACAGATTGCCCGTTGTGCCCGTTGCAACTAACGCTAATGGGTCACCTACCTTCTACGGTGTTAAAGCTTACGGAACCGTTGTTTCTGGTCTTTTATTAACTGAAACAGTAAATGTTGGAAATTTTCAAAAATTCGCTAGAATTTCACTAAGTTCACAAAATGTGTCTGAAATTATTTCGGTTTTTGATAGTGACGGTAACGAATATTTTGAAGTGGATTATTTAGCACAAGATATTGTTTATCGAGAAATTTCTAACACTAATTTTAAAAATGATAATGTGCCTTCAATTATAAAGCCGCACTTAGTTACTAGAAAGTTTACAGTAGAAACAAGCAACAATAATACTATTTTACAATTTGGTAGTGGTAAAGCATCGGACACCAACATTGTAGCGGACCCTCAATCAGTTGCCATAAATGTTCACGGAAAAACATATACTACCAGTAGGTCATTTGACCCAACGAGGCTTAGTCAAAATGAGTCACTTGGTATTGTACCAGAAAATACTACGTTAACAGTCACATTAAGAGCAACTAATCCCGGTAGTTCTAACCTTTCTGTAGGTCAATTAAATCAAGCAACGAACGTATTGTTAGATTTTACTGATAGAACTGTTTTGTCTGATTCAGTTATAGACGGCATTAGAACATCAGTTGAAGTTAATAATGAGCAACCAATTACCGGTGATGTTTCAAATGCTACATCAGACGAAATTAAACAAAGAATATTTGATACTTTTCCAACTCAGAATAGAGCAGTTACACAGGCTGATTATGAAAATTTAGCATATCGCATGCATTCTAAGTTTGGCTCTGTTAAAAGAGTATCAGTGCAAAGAGATCCCGATTCTCAAAAAAGAAATTTGAACATGTACGTCATTTCTGAGGATAGTTTTGGAAAATTACAAAAAACAAACTCAACAATTAAAAGAAATTTAAAAATTTGGTTAAATGAGTATAGAATGATTAATGATACTATTGATATTCTTGACCCTTATATTTTGAATTTTGGTATTGAATTTAGTATTAAAACAACTCCGGGTGCAGATAAAAGAACAACTATTTCTAGATGTGTTGCAGCACTTGCTCAAAAATTCAACAACAATTACTATATTGGTGAATCAATTGTGATATCTGATATTTATTCTACACTTAATGCTACAACAGGCGTCCAAGATGTGATCAAAGCTAGAGTTGTCAATAAAACAGGAACAAGTTATTCTAGTTCAACAATTGATATTAACAGTAATTTATCTCCTGATGGAAACCAACTTATGATTCCTAAAAACGCAATCGTAGAATTTAAGTTTCCAGAGACAGACTTTGTGGGAAAGGCTAAATAATGATTAAAAATTATACCGCATCTGCAGATAATACAATTGTAAGTGCGTTTAAAGTAAATTTACAAACTCGTGGTACTGGCTCTAATACTGGTCAAGCTGACGTTTTAGAGGTATTTTCAATTTACGGCCGCCAAACCACTTCGTCACAAGAGCTTGCAAGAACACTGATACAATTTCCAATTGATCAAATTTCTAATGATCGAACCGCTGGTAGGATCCCTGCAAGTGGTAGCGTTAATTTTGTTTTGAACCTTTATAATGCAGAAACATCGAAAACTGTTCCAAGAAATATGATCTTAGTTGTTAATCCCCTTTATAATAGTTGGCAGGAAGGAACTGGTCTTGATCTTGAAGGATATAGAGACGAAACCAAGGGTGCCGAAGGCAGTAACTGGATGGTTAGAGCCAATACTCCCGGTGTTGCTGAAAAAACAAAATTCACTTTTACATCAGATACAAAAACAGAATATGGTGCCGGCTCTGGAGCTAACTATATAAAGCTCTATAACGGAACCACAAGATATAATATTTGGTTTAACGATGGCTCTGGCGACACCGCCCCAGTCGCAGATGGGACAGAAGTTCAAGTAAGTCTTGCTGCTGGTTCTGACGATACTGCTGCTGAGTTTGCAGAAAAATTTAAGGTTGCTGTAGATGGTCTCTCTGATTTCAGTGCGACCCGCGACGGTGCTGCTGTTACAGTAACGGCTACTGTTCTTGGACCAACGTTAAACGCTGAAAAAGTTGGCACTATAAGTCCCATAACAATTGAGATCACTCAAAATGGCACAAAAGAAACTCCATGGCACTCAGTCTCTGGCGGTGGCGATTTCTTATCTAGTTCCACCACGCCGGCAATATATGCAGACTATCATTACACACAGCTTTTTGAGTCTGGTTTGGAGGATTTGGAAATTGATATTACCGCTTTGGTAGAAAGATGGATTGAAGGCGCCGGTGGTGGTGGTGATGCAGGTGGCATTGCCAACTATGGAATGGGAATTAAATTAACTTCTAGTCAAGAAGCTTTCGGGGTTGCTCAACTGGTTCACGCTTCATCAGATAAGCCAACACAAAACATACGTGATGGCGCTACAACATCTTTTTATACGAAAAGGTTTTTCTCTCGCGGGACGCAATATTTCTTTAAGAGACCTTTAATTCAAGCAAAATGGGACTCAAGACGTTTTGATCATAGGGGTCAATTCTTTATTAGTAGCTCACTAGCTAAATCTGAAAACATTAATGATTTATATTTCTACAACTATGTTAGAGGAAGATTAAGAAGTATTAACTCTAGCGACTCGGTAACAGTTTCTATTTATTCTAGCTCCGCTGGAGAACCAACCGGT